GGCATGACAGCCACACCGATCTGTGTCATGAGCGACTCAGCCGATGCCTGGATGTTCGCCAGGGTATCACCCATGGCAGCGCCGGCCGTTACGGCATCTCCGGAAAACACCAGCCCCAGATCATTAGCTTCCTGGCGGAGGGCTGCGAAACCTTCACTGGATGTGTTCAGCATGGGTGTCATCTTATACGCCACGCTCTCTCCGAACAGATCCGCTGCCACTCTGGCACGCTCTTCGGCCGTCTCCATCGAATAGATCTGGTCGAGGGCCTGTTCCATGTTAATATCGGTGCCTTCCAGGGACTTCGCTGCCTTCTCCAGGGTGGACATCTCCACGCCGGACTGGCTTGCTGCATGAGCAAGTTCCTGGTAGTATTCCGCAGAGACCTTCATCCTCTGGGAACCCTTGTCGATGACGTCCATAGAATCAGCCGAAGCCGAAGCCATGCTCACCACAGAAGTGGTCAAGGCCGTAGCGCCGGCTATAGCAGCACCGCCGACAACGGCAGCACCCTTCGCTACCTTCCCGAAGGTATCTCCGAGCTTCGATGCTTTTTTATCAGTTTTTGAGAGGGAATCATTGGCTTCCGAGTTGTCCACGAACACGGAGCCCACAAGTTTAAACAGATCCATTATTCACTCCCATTTGTTTTCTTATCTCGGCTACTTCGGCTATTATCTCTTCTGCCGGCCGGTTGTCGATGTCACCGCCGGAGACCTTAACCTTGTAGTCTTCAAAGCTTATGTACTTGATCATATTCATCTGCATGATCGGAAGCAGCATAAGCCACTGTTCTCGAATTTGTTTGTCCTGTTCTTTCTGACTGGCCATCCGGATCAGGGGGACGATCTCCATGATAGACATGGATTCGATATAGCTTAATGTCCACCCGTACCGAGACGCCATCAGGTCGATGATAACTGCTGGATCTTCCCTACATAGTGAAAAAAATCACGCCACTCTTCCAGGTCGATGGAACCGATGTACTCTTTGATGGTGTTCAGAAGTTTCAGCAACTCCATCTGCTTGATCTCTTCCGCCGGGATTTCCAGCGGGCCTTCCAGAAACGCATATACGGCCTGTTCTGCCTTCTCCGTACTGGCATTGGCCAACACTCCCATGATCAGCTCAATGCCGATCTCTTCCTGGGATTTCTCGCTCTTTCCGCGGTTCTTGATGGCATAGGCCATGGCCACGAGTTCGTCTTTTACTCCGATCTCCCTTATAACCCGGCACGCAAGGAACGCGTCATGTGCTTCCAACTTTCTCATATAGCCTCCTGATATAAAAAAAGAGCGGAGACCCAAATGAGCCCCCGCCTATTCTCAGCTGGCAGTGCTTACACTGATAGCAGAATAAATGTTCGCCATGCTGGTCAGGAATGTCAGAGCATTCACGGTCAGCGTTGCTTCTGCACCGTCAATGACCACTCTGCCCTGGACCGTTCCCCGGTCACCGTCAGCATTGATGTTTCTGAACTCACGCTCAACATGGAACTCTGAACCACCACGGGTGAGAGCCACGTCCGTACCGCCGATGGAGATGATGCCGGCACCCAGAAGGATGCTGTCGGCAGCTTCATCGGAAGCCGTTCCGGCATAAGAGATCGACCAGGGCTCTTCATAGTCACCAGTGGTCCCTACCATGTGGTTCGTGTTCTCGTAAGTGCCGGTGAACGTAAGCTGAGCCACAGTGTCGTCCTTCTCAACCATGGAGAGGTCGATATTGCTCATGTTGATCGCATTATTTAGTGTTATAACAACGGCCTTACCACCTTTTGTGTGGCCCGTCCAGGTAATAGTCTGGAAGTCAGCCGAAGTTACAATACCAGTACCTTTGATAGTGATAGCCATTGTTAACTCCTTTCGAGGATGCCTCTATCAGTGGCGGTCCTCATATAAACTTGAGCATGTAATCTCAGCACTAAGTGAGTAATCGTTTTGTCAGGGTCATCTATGGCCCCGGATGAAGTTTCATAGAACGTTGGAAGGATATTGCCATTCGGATCGTTCCGGAACGCGAATATGTTTTTGTAAGCGTCAAGGATCTCGTAGGCTCTGTACGGGACTTTATCCCAGATATGGATGTCCAGGACGTAATCTTCACGGCCCATGTCATTGGGTACTGTAGTCACGATGTCATAGACCACGTGGGGGTACATCGCATCATCAGAAGCCACCTTATAACTGATTGTCGGCTCATATTCCGGTTCGATGAGCTGTAACAGCCATACGATAGCTTCACGCAATTCATTAGTCATCGCCATCTGCATCCCCCTCATAATCATTCTCGTCTATCAGGGCCTCCAGGCGTGCTGCTTCATCGGACAGGCCGGACAGATACGTACTCTCGATCTTAACGATCTCCGGTACATTGTCATGGACTGTGTTTGTCAGAAGCCCCAGCTTCGGAACATTCCCCGTGCTGGTACCAAATTCCTGGAAGTAAGCGTAAAACCCCGGGACCTGACCGGACTTAAGACCGATCTGGACTCGCGGGGCCGTAGTGGATTTCCCTGATATGACTTTGTATTTCGTGGCCTTGCCGGCATTACCGGTATTCCTGTCGAAGACCAAATAGTAAGCTGTTCGGAATGCCTTCGTGACGAATTTGCCCACGTCTCTGAGGGCTGCCCTGGTCAGCTCATAGATATAATACTGACAAGCGTCAAGGTTGCTCTCATAGGTGACTTCCGTCTTCCCGTTCTTAGCCTTAATTTTGACCTGGCTCTTAGGTGTTGGCATTCGAATCCACCCCCTTATAACAGGTGAGCTCGATCGCATCGCCGGCATTGAATGTCCGGAGCACCGTCAGCCTTACCGGGGAGTCCGCCATAAACGGGGTATACTCCACGATCTCTTCACCCTGATAGTCCATGAAGTTCTCCAGTTTGAATTTGATCTCCGGTTTGAAGCCCACAGCGAAGCCCTGATAAAATTCCGTCTGGCTGACTGATAACTCTTCAGCGTAGACCGTTCTCCGGGTTTCGAAATCCTTTAAGTCTCCGTAGATGTTTACGCTCTTAAGCACCTTAATCAGCGTAATGTCCAAATACCGGCCCATTACAGCACCTCCAGACCATAACCAGAGGATTCCCTAAGCTGGCCCTTCTGTTCGTCATAAGACGCCTTCAGGCGATCATAGTCGGCCGGAGAACCGAAGTTCATGACGCAGTACGTGACGATGGCCCGGCTGATCAGAGGGTCTTCAACCACATAATCAGATCCGTCCTGTGTATATTCGAACTGAACACCGGCGTGCTGGATGTCTGCAATCGCAGCAGCGATGAGATCCAGAAGCTCGGAATCAAAGACCTCCGTTGAGATCCTCTTCGCTAATTTTACTTTCGCTAACATCCTTCCCTCCGTTAAACGCCTCGAAGTATCCACGGGTCACGATGGTGGAACCCACATGCCCCAGCTCGATCTCCGAGTCGCACCATATATCATAGCCACACTGCCGTGCACGCCAGCAGAAGGAAAGATCCTCGCCCATACCGGGGAGCGGATCAAACATTCTTCCTTCAAACTTTGACGCCACCGACATCAATACATCTGTCTGTAAGAGCACTCCGGCAAAACCACATCCGCCGACCTGGAACCGGCCTTCCGGAATGGTCATGAACTGGGTGTAATAACACCGGTCATCCTTCCAGTCAAGCTTATCGAAGATGGTGGGCGTGTACGGAGGTTTCCTCCGGAAGCACAGGCCCGTGAGAAAGTCAATATCATTTTCTTTAGCCACCTTCGTCATGTTCTCCAGTAATGACGGGCGGAACACCATGTCAGAGTCGAGCCAGAGGACCTGATCCACCTCTGCTTTAATGGCCTGTCTTGCCAGACTGTTCCGAGCTTCATAGACCAGCGAACCGATCTCGAAGCCGATAACAGTGTCCCCGGCCCGCCGAAGCAAAGCCAGGGACTGTGTAAAGAGTGCCGGTACCTGTTCAAAACACGGCACAGCTATGAATGTCTTCATCAAACGCCTCCTGAATAAATCACGTTAGTGGCAGATCTTACAGAATGCCTTTGGAGCTACAACAGCGTGGCCGATGTACTCACGGCCGAGGATTCTGACCAGATCATATTCCATCTTGGTCTTGTCATCGAATTTGATCTCGATGCCTTCACCGTTGGGCATGTTGGCCTGAGCGCCTACACCAAGGTCACCAACGATAGCATAGGTCACGCCAGTGGTGGCAGCGGAGAAAGCGGAGATGGTGTCATTGAAGACAACCGGAAGACCTTCGAAGGGATCGTAATTGTAGCCATTGGCAGCCTGAGCAGCCTTGAAAGCACCCCAAGTCTGTTTGTTCATGATAACAACAGGGTTGGAAGCTTCGTCAGACAGCTGAGCCAGTGCCTGAGCTACGAGGCCAACGGTAACAGTTGTAGAAGTGATCTGCGGAACAGCCGGTTTGGAACCGGTAGAAGTTGTTCCGCAAGCTTCGATGTCAGCGATGATGCCGTCAGCTGCTTTCTTAGCGATCTGATAAGCCAGTTCATCATAGATGTAGTCCAGGAACTCTTCACCGGCGAGGTCATAAACCTCATCAGAGATGGAGATCCACTTTTTGATGGACTGGGGAACCAGGGTAACAATGCCGAGAACCAGGTTCTCTTCAGATACAGCGGTGTTGGCGGATTCGGTGTGAACCACTGCACCAGTAGCGCTGATTTCGTAACCGATCTTCAGGTTGCCCTTCAGGTAGGTCTTACGAACACGGCTCATGATGCCTTCACGGTTCCAGGCAGTCCGGACACGACCTTCGACATATTCAGCAACCGGAACCATTCCGGAAACGTTTTCGGTCAGAAGAGCACGGCACTCTTTGTCATCGCCGGTCTTAATGTAATTGGCATAAGCCACATTGTACTCATGAGATTTTCTAACTTCCATGTTAGTCATTGTCTTCTCTCCTTCAAATGATCTTACTTCGGCGCCATTGTCCATGACGTCCTGAAGCTCTTTCTGGCGCTCTTCCGCTGCCTTATAGATGGCTGCTTCGCGTTCATTGAGCGCACGTTCTTCCTCGTTAAGCTGTTCAGCTTCTTCTGTCAGAGCATCCAGGACTTCGTTCTCAGCAGTCTCAAGCTCTGCGGTCATAGCCTCTCTCCGGGCCACGATCTCAGCCTTCCGGGTCTGGATGTCGTCCAGTTTCATTTCTTCGATGTTCATTCTTCTGATGCTCCTTTAAGCAGATTTTTCAACCGTTCCACCTTTTCGGCCCGCTCACGCTCACTCCGGCGCTTCTCTTCTTCCGCCTTGATCACTCCGTCAAGACTTCTGCGTGCTGATTCAGCGATATCGGTGTTCGGATTGGCCGGAATACTCACAGCGCTCACGTCATAAACCTTACGCACCGATGTAATTGTCCGAGTGTGAGTTTCCTCGTCGTATGTCTCATCAGCGATCGTGAAAGCCCATGACATCTGAGTCACAAGTCCGGCCTTTATGGATTCAAACATCTTCCGGCTTTCCTCAGTAGAACCAAGGTCGGCCCGAACATGTAAACCCTTATCATCACTGGAGAGTTCAAGCGTGCCGTTAGACTGGCGCGCATAAACCATCCCTTCGTGGTTATATAAGAAGATCACATCCGACATGTCAGCGCCAGCCAGCGCGTCACGACTGATCGTCTCGTTATACTTAATTCCGTCATACTCAAACAGAGTGTACGGATCATCGTAAGTAGTGGCGTACCCTTCCACAATGTACTGCGGAGCTTCGCCCTCTTCTTCAACTGCCCGGAACTGGATTTCGGGGAGCTGGACCACTCGATACTGTCTATCATTCTTGATTGACATCCTCTTCTCCTTCCTCCGGGGGTTCCGGATCAGTATTTTCTTCCGGTGCCGGTAATGCCGGAGCTGGTTTTTCTTCTCCGACATAGTAGTATTCACCACGGATCGGCAGCTTATCCCCAATCTCCGCCGGCAGCGGTTCATAATTTATCAATGCCCTGGCCTCGTTGATCGTGATCATGCCACGGTCAGACAGCTGGGCGATGAAGTTGATCTTGTCGGTGGTGCTCATATACTGAAGCCGGTTCGCAGCCACTTCCACATGTGCGCCGTAGCCAATTTCAAGATCTGAAAACAGCATTCCGGTCAGGACTTCCTGGAGCTGAATAGAGAACGGTTCGATCGCCCCGTCAAACAGTGCATCCAGCTGAGAACCACTCGCCTTGTTCTGGATGACGTCTTCGTTCACGCCGAAGTAATCGAACACATTCCGCTGAATCAGCTCGGCCTCTTCGGCGCTTACCGTGTAGGCCTTAGACTGAATCTGCTGGATGCCGTCATAGGTGTTCGGGAAAAGAAGGAATCCGGAGGCATCTGCCTTCATGTTCCTGGCTGTGAAGTTCTTCTGCTCCTGTGCCAGGTCTTCTGGATCTTTGAAGTTGGTTGCCCTGGCTAAGAACCGGAATGTTCCGGCGCTCTTCACGCCTTCCTTAATTCCCTGGCGTTCGATGCTAATCAGGTCCAGGACGGAATCCAGGGCGCTATTCGAAGCTCCAAAGAAATCATCCTTATACTGGAACCGCGTCAGGATGCCACAGCGATCAAGCTCCACAGCCACCTTCTGACGATTAGCAAATTCATATTCCAGGTACTGTTTCCCGTTCTTCCCTTCCAGGATCTTGCACTTCTCCGGAAGGCACGGCCAGATCCCGATCACATCATTCTCGATGTTGAGTACCGGGACCAGGAACAGCGTGTTCTGCATATATAGGATCGTCAGGCTCCGATAGAGGAACTGTGACCACGTCATATACTGGTTAGGCCGTTTCCGGAGGACAGTCTGTGTCTTCGGGAGGGCAGCCCCGTGGATCTTCACCTGGAGCTTGCTGACATGCCTGGCCACCGCATCAATGGAGGCCCGGACCAGCTCGCTCTCATAGATCTCACCCTTCCACCGTTTAAATACCGGCTCATAGGCCGTGAGGGTGTGGAAGTATTGATCCGCCACCACCTTCTTCGGACGGAAGATTTTGTCAAATAGGCTCATTCTCTTACCTCTTCGCGTTTACTAACTGGCCGCCAATTTCGCCATACCATTTCTGACGAACACACATAGCGTCCAGAAGTGCGGCCATTCCATCAATTCTCTGTAGAGCACCCAGTTTCACCAGGCGCTTCCTGTTCGTTTCGTTATTTAGTTTCAATGCTGCATTCAGCATGTGGATCTTTAACAAGTCATTGTCACCGCAGTCGAAGGCACCGTCTCTGATCAGGCCGTCCACCTCGTTGATCACCGGCGTCAGATTTTCGCCCTGGTAAACATCGTCCATATTGAATCCATAAGAAGCCAGATCCTGAACGAGATATGCTGCGGAGTAACGGTCATAACCGACCTTCAGCGGATAGATCTTGTACTTCTCAATCAGATCCCGGAACCACTGTTCGCAGTCCTTATAATCCACGAAGTTGTCTCCGGAAGGACTAAGGAATCCCCTCTGAACAAATGCCATATATGGGACACCATCGCGGGCCGTAGCCTCTTCGATCTTTCCGGCCGGCATCCAGAAGTGTGCGAGCACGTGAAGTTTGCCGGCCTTCTCGACCACGCAAATAGCAGCGGTCAAGTCAGTAGTCTGAGACAGGTCGAGACCGGCCACGGCGTAGCACCGATTGAAATCTTCGAACTGTAGCGGGATTCCGGAGAAGCACTTCGCCACATCCTGGGTGTTAAGCCAGGCCTGTGAGGAGTTCTGTTTAATGCAGCAGTATTTACAGAGGAACTCGGCCTTTTTACTCAAGCTCTGTTCCGCCACCGAGATCTCGTTCAGGATGTAATCTACCGTCACGGACTTACCCAGCTGCGGAATGCTCTTCCGGATCTCGTTTATATCGTTCCACTTATCCGGATCATCAATCATGTAGATCACCGGAAGCAGACGCATCTCATTCGAGTCACCCAGAAGGAACCGGGTGGACCTCTTCATGAGCTCGTCATAGATACCGTCATTCTCATATCCGGACGTTGTCATCGACAGAAGCAGCGCGTCACCAGCACGGGCGCCCATGCCCGACTTCATGACTTCATACATCTTGAGTCCCCGATCACCGGGCCATGCTGCAATCTCATCACAGATGCATAAGCTGGGGTTGAAGCCATCAGCCGTCTTCGCCTGGAAGGCCACCCG